CTTGTACCGGATGAACGAGACGCTTAGCAAACTCAAAGACTCCTTTATTAGAAATAAGAGATTTGGATAAATTAATTTTTACTCCTAACTCTTGAGTCATGAATTTGTAGTAGTAGTTAGCTACTATCTCGTTTCATATTATAATGTCATCACCTAAAACCATGTACTGGTTAAAGGGCTTGTTGAGCTTTAGTAACCCTAACTTCACGACCTGTCGAACAGAATACTCCACTGCAAAGTGGTGTGTTACTGCAAGCATAGCTCATGAAGATAAGGCCCCCATTGGTTGTCCAACGGCATATCTGACACTCTTAGGGTAGTTAGCATGCTCTTTTGATCAAAATAAGTGTTGATACTTAGTAGGGAGAGAATAATCTCGACCTACTAATACCTCACCTCATGCAGTACCTAAACCATCTTTCAATCCATTAAGGATTTCAATTTGGATAGATAACGGTAGGCGATCCGTCGCCGCTGACAGATCAAAACTAAAAACTTTGTTTTTAGTTTGACTGATAGCTAGACGAGCTCGTTCTACTCCTGCAACTTGATCAAAAGTAGCATCCACTCCCTTAAATCTCGTTTTTAGAACCGAGAATAAGTGACGATGAAGCGGCTGGCATAACCACTGGGTAACTGGATCTACGATGGCGAAGACCCTAACTTTGTTAGGTTCGTCCTTCGTAGCCAACTTTCCTAATGGGAGACTTTCTATATGAGGAAATTCAGCCAATATCATCTTACCAATATCAAGGATATTGTTAATCTGACTCTTTAGTCTTAAGTGTACTGCCAAATTCAGCATTGCTGCTGTTAATGACGGTATTCTTAGGATAGAAGCTGCATAGGTACCAAGAGCACTTTGTGAGTTAACACTAATCTTTTTAAGATCAAGTTGTTTTCTCAGCTCAGATGAACCTGGACCTGATGAAACCATTGGTGAAGGACTTCATAGAAGACGTTTTTCCCACTTCGGAAGTGTACTTCCAAATAGTTTTGCTGACTCATGGATTGAGTCCTTAATCACTATACCTGGTTGTACTATTGTTTTAATGTTGATTCTACCTGGTACATCAAGTACTCGGTACAATCCACAAAAAGACAATACTAAAGTGAATTCTCAACAAGGATATGACATCTTTCTTCTCCAGAAAACTGGAATGAAGCGCGGTACACCTCCCCCCGTTAATGCTACATGAGGCCCATAGATGGCTGAATTACATTGTGGTTTCCCACTCTGTACAGCAAACAAGTACTGAGTACTTGCCTTTAGATAAAGAGATAAACTCTTATATCCCTCTCTACGGACTTTATATGAAGCAAAACGGCATAAATGCAATGATCCCAAAACCATCGATTTCGATCTAGTACCGGCAATCATGCTCCCTATATTTAATAAAGGAGACATCATTGCTG